GTCGACATAAAATAAAACGATATTTAGAACATTCCCCCATTCAGTTTGCACGGTTGACTAAAAAGAGTGAACACGAATAAAAATATTTTAAAAATACGCTTGACATTTCTATGCGTGTGTGCTATTATATAATTACAGAAAGGAAAAGGAGGTCAATGAAATGACTAAAAATTTAGACAAGTATTGGGAAGCAATCGTGAACATGATGGACGATGATATCCGCGAATTGGTTGCGTTCGAATTAGCGCCGTGCACCAATGAAGAATTTTTAAATCGTTACTTAGAACTTGCACCGGATTTCCAGAATGTTCTGGACAGTGAATTTTAAGGAGGACAACAAAATGGAAAGAAATTATGATTCATTGACAGAAAGATATGCAATGGTAACTGCTAAGATAACATATTATAAACAGTTAAAAGATTTTGAAAATAAAACATATAGATTTAATAAAATTATAATAGACAATAGACTTGATGAACTTAAAAAGGAAGCTAATGACATATTAAACGCAATTGGGACGGTAATTAACGAGAAAATTTAAAGGGGCAACTAAAGAAATGGAAGAAATAGTAGTGCTTATCATGGGAGGATAAAAAATGGAAATAAAAAACATAATAAAGAAACTGCATAAAAACTCAATAACAAACTATGAAATAATTCCGATGCAGTCGGGCTGTGACACAGTTCGCATCCCTTACAGAACTGGTTATGAACTTACCAACATAACCGAATTATTCAAGAGAGGTGTCAAGATTGACATAGACAGTTATACAAAAACAGTAACGTTATGGAACTTTAAAGAATGGGAACGTTCAAGACAGTTGTATGACAAGGTGACAATATTGGTAGAATTGTTCTACGCAGAACTGCGAAACGGTAAAACACCGGAGGAAGCAAAAAAGACACAGCTTGAATATGCAAAAGCAAACAACATGTTGGCTGTGTTTTATATGATTTACAAATAAAGGAAAAGCCGTGCAAAGCGGCTTTTCTTATTGTATTTTTTATGAAAATATGATACAATATAATCATACTATAAAAGGAGGTTTTGTTATATGGCAAGAAAAAACAGGTACGCGAAAGTATACGCGCAAGAACTTAAAAGAATTGAAAAGCAAGTAAATAAATTGCTTGCGCAGGGCTATGCAATATCTATTGGCATTCCAAAAGCAAAGAAGCAGCCTACAAAAGCAGATGTGCAGCGGCTGAAAAAAATAACACCGGATGCCATACAAAAAACAGCGGAATCTTTAATAACAGACAGCGGTTACAAGTCAAAAAGGCGAAAAGCAAAAAAGAAAATAGGTCGGGGAGAATACAAGTCAAAAAGACGAAAAGCAAAAAAGAAAAGAGGGCGTGTAGTAGATTATCCCTCTAGTGCGGATATTATTATAGAGAATTTTATAAATACGACATACACATATTTTCCGGTAGCTGAGCGCATGTGCAGACAATGGCTAGAAAATAGCTTAAATAAGAACGGGAAAATAGCAACAGCGGAAGCATTAGAGGCTGTACCCTGGCTAACTATCCATGAAAGCTATGACGCAGAAAAAAATGGCGGGCAATCAATTGTCCCTGAATTTTTATCGGAATTGTCAGATAACTTAGGTTTATCACGAGATCGGCAAAAAGAATTTTTAGATTCATTCGACTATGAAAACGGTTGGGGCGAATATTAAAATGTTTCACGTGAAACATTCGGAGAGGTTTCACAATGCCAAAAAAATCAGCGAAAAAACCCGTTATAATAGCGGCAGACTTTGAAACAACAGTGTATCCCGGTCAGACATCAACAGAAGTTTGGAGCGCTGCATGGATAGAATTATTTACAGAGCAACCGCACTTGCGGGGTAACATAGAAGATTTTTTGAACGATATTTTTAATTTGAATAAAAACGTTCTCTGTTATTTTCATAATCTGCGTTTTGATGGCGCTTTTATTGTGTATTGGCTGTTAAAGAACGGCTATACATGGAATAATGCCCGCAATAAAGACATGAACGCAAAAGAGTTTAAAACCCTAATTTCGGATACAAATAAATGGTATACCGTTACAGTTAAACCAAAATTTGACACAGTGATCGAGTTTAGGGACAGCGTTAAACTGATGCCCATGACATTAGCTCAAATAGGTTCTGCATTTAATACGCAGCATAGGAAGTTAGAAATGAAATATGTAGGAATGCGTCACGCAAACTGTGAAATAACACCGGAAGAATATGCTTATATTATTAACGATATCTATGTATTGAAGGAAGCGCTGGAAGTTATGATAAAAAGCGGGCATGATAAATTGACAATTGGTTCGTGCTGTATGGACGAGTTTAAAAACAAATTTGACGCTATGGATTTTAACGCAGCTTTTCCGAACTTAAAAGATATAGTGCTAATAAAATATGAGCGTGGAAGTGATAATGTTGATGAATATATTCGTAAAGCTTACAAAGGAGGTTATTGCTATTACAAATACAAGCAAAGAAAACATATCACGCAGAGCGGCATGACGTTTGATGTTAATTCTCTTTATCCCAGTGTTATGCACAGTAAAAGCGGGAACTATTATCCAACAGGCAAGCCAATTTTTTTCGAAAAAGAAATCCCCTATAAATGCTTAGAAACGCGCGTCTATCCGTTTTATGTTAGATTGCGCTGTCGGTTTAAGATAAAAGGCGGTTTTTTGCCGACTGTGCAGATTAAAGGAGACTATCGGTATAACTCTACGCAATGGTTGGAAACATCTGATATTTATTATCGCGGAAAATATTATAGATATTTTACAAATAAAGAGGGACAAAAAGAGGAAGCAAAACCGGAATTAACGCTTTTTATGACAGACTATTTTCTTTTATTGGAGCATTATGAAGTGTATGACTTAGAGATTTTAGACGGTTGTTATTTTCATGGCGCAATAGGTCTTTTTGATACTTATATCAATCACTATATGAAAATAAAAATGACTACAAAAGACAAGGGAGAGCGCACAGAAGCAAAATTGTTTTTGAATAATTTATACGGACGGCTTGCCATTAACGATAATAGTTCTTACCGTGAGCCGTACATCGACCCTGAAACAGATTCCATAGGCTTTGAATTGCACCCGGAGCATGAAAAAGACACGCTATATATCGCAGCGGGAGCAGCCGTGACAGCATACGCCCGATATTTTACCATAACGCATGCACAAGCTAATTATGAAAACTTTGTATACAGTGACACGGACTCTATACATATGCTGGACGATGGAAAACCAGTGAAAATGATAAAAGAACACGCTACAGAGCTATTGCACTGGAAACGGGAAAGCAATTGGAGCAGTGCTATATTTATAAGACAAAAGACATATGCAGAGTTTGTGCAAAAAGAGGACGGTAAAAAAGTGACAGGACACTGGGAGATCAAGTGTGCAGGGATGCCGGAAAAATCAAAAAAGTTATTTTTAGCAAGTCACCCAATAACGGACTTTAAAATCGGCTTGAAAGTGGGCGGAAAATTAAAACCAAAATATATTAGTGGCGGAATGGTGTTAGTAGAAGATTTTTATACTTTACGCGCAAAAAGATGTTGACACTTTAAAAGGTTTGTGCTATTATAATAATGTAATAAAAAACACAACAAAAAAGAAAGGAGCAGTACAAAAATGAGAAAAGGAGACGGAGACGCAAGGACACGGTTTTTCACAAGAACTGTGACAACTACCGTTATTAAGGTGTCACAGTTTGCAGATGGACAGGTAGTTGCACTTCCTGATGTTGTTGTACCTGTTAGAGTAGCCTCTAATATGGCAATTACGCGGGAAATCAACAAAGCATATCCCGATGAAAAAGGACTTTTCTGTGTGAATACTGAATACAGAGAAGAGCTGAGACGTTTAAGCGTTGAAGATTTTCTGAAGTATTCCGAAGTCGTAACAGTTGACGAAGCAGAAAAAGCAGAATAAAAGGAGAGATCATTATGAGTTTAATCAACACAGTAACCGACAAAAAACAGCTGTATAGCCTTTCGCAGAATAGCGAGGGCTTAACCGATCACGTAGGTGAAGATATGGTGGTAGTTGGGATTGCACAGTGGGAAACTACTAGAAAAGCCACCGGAGACGCTTGCGTATGCACCGGGTTCGTACTTCAAGACGGACGCTGCATTACAACCCTCTCACCAACAGTTGCAGATTGTATTCAGACCCTTGATCAGTTTGTCGGAGCGCCGGCAGCAGATAATCCCCTTACATTAAGGGCGGAATATAGAAAGTCAAACAATAAGAATGAGTTTTTGACAGTTGTTCTTGTTTAACAGGGCAGCATAAAAAGAGGAACAATTGTTCCTCTTTTTTATTGGAAAGGGGTAACATGGAAAAACATTACAGGTTAGACAGTATTTTAAAAACAAAAGACTTAGACGGCAATACACCCGACATTTTTATTATAACAGGCTCGAAAGGCGGCGGAAAATCTTTTGCCGTGAAAGAATATTTAATCAATGAATTTTTGCATAAAAGTAAAAAGTTTATCTGTCTAGTTCGCAAAAAAGATGAATTAAACAGTTATATTCCTGCATTTTGGGCGGATGTGAAAAACAAATTTCCTAATACCGATTTATATTCAGTATCCAGCGGTTCTGGTAAATTCGCAGAAGTTTTTATAAAGACCGAAGATTTTGAAATATCTTGCGGATATGTAATTGCACTGAGTATGGTCGATAAAGTGAAACGAATATCTACATTTTTTAACGATGCAGATAATATTTTTCTTGACGAGTTCCAAAGCGAAACCGGGGACTATTGCGCGGACGAGATCACGAAGTTTTTTGCAATCAATGACGCAGTTGGAAGAGGTTTTGAACAATTAACACGGAAACTTACTTATTTTTTAGTTAGCAACATGGTTTCGTTATTGAATCCGTATTTTGTCGCTTTAGGGATTCATAAGCGCTGGCAATCCGGTATTCATTTTATGCGCGGGCATGGTTGGGTGATGGAAGTTTATAGAAATAAATACGTAGCAGAGGAAAAACAACAAAACGGATTTTATCGTGCTTTCTCCGATGCTTCTTATTTTAACTATAGTATTGACAATATCTTTTTGTTGGACAATGTGCAATTTATTGCAAAACAGAATCTTGCCGGGGCAAGGTATTTAATGACAATAAAACACAATGGTCTTTTTTATGGGTTGTGGATGCTACAAAATGGAAGATATTATATATCGTTAAAAGCAGACAGAAATTTTCACAGACTTTTTGCCATATCCACAAAAGATCATGACGAAAACACTTGTCTAACAGGCGCAATATCCGCGCAAGTGTCGATGTGTAGAAAGCAATTTAATGCCGGGAATTTCCGGTTTGAATCGCAGGAATGTAAAAATATAGGCATGGATTTTTTAGGAATTAGGGGTTGACATCGGTACAAAAGGAAGCTATAATAAAACCATAGAGGGAGAACTTACAGCATAGGCAGGAAATCCCCGTGTGAATTCGGCTTGTCTGTGTGGCGCATCGGATTATGCGCGTGTTTTCCCTTACTTATAAACCGCACACGGGAGAAAGGGAAAAAATGAAAAGGAATGATTTAATTTCAAAAGCGCGATTGATCGCGCGGATTGATGCACCTGAAGAGGGTGCGCTGGATGAATCCGCGATTTTGAATTTGATTGCGGAAATTGCAGACGAAAATGACCGTCTGGAAACAGAAGTAGCGGACGTTAGAAAACAGTATGCAGACGCTTTTCTGTCTGGCACGAAAACCGAAAACAAAGAAGAAGTGGAGGAAAAAGAGGAAATCAAAACAGAAGATTTTCTCGACTTGTAAAAGGAGGTAAAAAATGGCAGTAAAAGGAGTTTTAAAAAATGTGCCTTTAGCGTTGAATAGCTTTAGAGCCAGTTTAAAAGGCACAGAATGGGAGGGATTACTTCCCGAAGTTACAAATACGAACATCAAAGAGTTTGGGCAGATCATGATGCAGTATCAACCTATTATGAATCGGTTCATGAACCAGCTCGTAAACGTCTGGGCGCTGCAGAAGATCGACAAAATGTATTTCACTAGCCCGTTCGCGTTCGCAAAAAGGGGTATGCTGGAATACGGAGAAACAATTGAATCCGTTTGGGTAAAGATCGCAGCGGCGCACTCTTTCTGTTCGGATACCGACCCTTGGGCAATGTTAAAACAGGAAAAACCCGATATCGCGGTTGCTTTTATGAATCGAAACCGCGAAGAGTTTTTCAAAAAGACAGTGAATCGTGAAATGCTGCGAAGCGCATTTTACAGTGCGCAGGGGCTGGTAAATTTCGTTGATCGTGTGATTGATTCCATGTATACCGGAAACGAAGTATCGGAAATGCTTTACGCAATGGGTGCAATCGTATCCGCGCTTGATAACGGTTTTGTCAAGCTTGTACACACGGTCGATCCTGTTGACGCGGACACCGCACAGGATTTTTTGACTACCATGCGTATTGTGTCAAACAATTTACTGTTTCCATCGGAAAATTACAACGCTGCGGGGGTTTTAAATACAACAGCTAGGAAAAGCCAGAGAGTATTTATTACACCTAAAGCAGACGCTGTTACTTCTGTGCGGGCACTTGCGTATGCGTTCCATATGGACGAAGCGCAGATTTTAGGCAGAATCACCGTAATTCCAGAAATTCCCGGACACCCGGAAATTTTGGCAATTGTTGCAGATGATGACTGGTTGAATATCTACGACCAGTTGTTTGAAACATCCGATTTTTTTAACGGTGAAAAGCTGTACTGGAATTACTGGTTACACGTATGGCAGATTTATTTTACCAGTCCATTCCATAACGCGGTTGCCCTTACTACCGATCAGGTACAGAATTACACAGCCGTGACGATCACAGGTGCGGAGTCGATTGAAAAAGGCGCACAGAGTAAATATACAGCCGCAACAACTCCGGTAAATGGTGGAGTGATTTTCTCCTTAGAGGGAGCGAACGCAACCAGCACACGAATTGTTGCAAGCGATAGCAAGAGCGCAACGATCGAAGTTAGCCCGAATGAAACGGCAAAAACATTAACATTAAAAGCAGTTGTCGCAGGACAGACAAGTGTACAGACAACAAAAGCCGTGACGATAACAGGCTAAAGATTTTATAAGAGGGAACGGAAACGTTCCCTTTTTTCAAAAGGAGGTTTAAAAGTGGCACTAGAAACTGTATACGCAATGCAGGCGAACGAATTGATGATATGTGCTGACGTTCCGCTTGACGCTTCTCAGGTTCGGCAACTATCTTTTAATAATAAAGATGAGCAGTACAATTATTTCCGAACAAAAGCAATCCGTATTTTTAACGATTTTAAATATATCCGGGAACACCGTGGCGTAAAAGTTCCGGTAAACGCGGAGGAAATAGGAAACGCTTGCTACCTATGTTTTAAAAATCAGGCAAGTGGAAAATGGTACTATGCTTTTGTGACGCAGGTTATTTATATCAACCCGGAAACGTCTCTTGTGAATTTTGAAATAGACGTATACCAGACGTTTTTGTTTGACATGGTTATAAGGGACTGCGACATAAGCAGAGAACATGTTGCTAATGATGATTTTAAAACAAACACGGTGCAAGAACCTGTAGACGTTGGTGATTATGTGATCGCGCATGAAGAAACGTTTGATCTTGATAAACTGGATGAGGGCACAGACTATCAGTTTGTTATTATTTCTGCTATAGACATCCTGGCAGACCCAGGGACACTGGAAGAACCAAACGTTACCGGAGCAAAAGGCGGAATGTATGCTGGTTTGCCGTCCGGTGCTAGAGCGTACTTAGTAAGTCCTAGACGTGGAACTAGTTCCATTTCCTCCGTAATGGATTCACTCTCATCGTTTCCGTGGGTGTCTCAGAGTATACTGGCAATTTATGCTGTGACATCCTATAATATAGGTGGAGCAGTCACCGTGGAGCGGTCGGCAATGGGATTTTCTGTGGGTGTAATTGCAGATAGTTCTGCTCCGTCTGTAATCCCAGTAGGCGGTGTGCTTGCAAACTGGCTATCAAAATTCCCGGCATATAAAAATAAAAAAATGTACACGTCACAGTTTTCTTTCATTGAGGTTGTGCTGCCGAATGGGGCGAGAACTGTATTAAAACCGGAATTTTTGCCGGAGGGTATTCCCTCTGTAAAAGTAGTTGGAACACTTATTCCCGCGCCGAATTTATACATGTACACAGAAAACTATTGTGGTGCAGAAGAAGATTTTTTGTTGAACTCAAACAATATCAGCGGTTTCCCTTGCTTCCCGGTACAAAATAATACCTACCCACTACAGACCGCGCAGGCAGAAGCTACAAACACTCTCGTGCACTCACAAAATAGGTCGAATATTTTTTGGGACACAGTTGGAAACGTGGTGCAATCTGTATTTACAGGTGACCCGCTGAACGTGCTTTCCACCGGAATAGACGCATACAAAAATGTGCGTTCTGAACTACAGAGTTCCGAACGGGACAGACAGCGTATCGGACAGATGCAAACGAATGTCAGTTTGACGGGTGCGAGCGGTGGCGGGCTTGCAACGTTTATTGCTTCAAAAAAGCTGGAAATCCTCTACAGATGGTGGACAGTAAAACCGGAGTTTGCGGAAAAGATCGAGCAGTTTTTTGATGTTTACGGGTACAAGGTTAGTCGTTTCGGCGTACCGAACTTAAACAGCAGACCGCGTTACAACTATATTAAATGCAACAATGTAAATGTTTATGGCAATATTCCGAATGAATTTTTACAGCCGTTACGCAATATGTTTATAAACGGCTTTACGGTGTGGCATGACAAAAACAATGTTGGAACATACGGAAACAATGAAAAGTAAAAAAGGAGGAAGAAACAATGGGAAGAACAGGCTTTTCAACCGACCCGCTTGGATTGTGTGGTGTCGGTTATGATGCAAAAATCGTCAGAAAATTTGATGAACGCGTGACGTTTGACCACTTTGTGTGCCAGCTGTACTTATTAGCAATAAACCGCTATACATGGACAGGGTTGCCAGACACAGTAAGCACCCGCGCCTTGGAACATGCGTTAATTTTTAACGGTGCAGTGTGCTTTTTTAAAGATAATGTAATGGGGTATCTGTGTTTACCTTGCGCAAAAGCGGGAAGCTTTAATATCTACAATATACCGACAACCCGCTATATCAACACAGCCAGCGGATACCACCATAAGGCAACCGAAAAAGACAGCGCTATTATTTTTAACGATCAGACATTTCGCCCGTTTATGCCTGAAATTTATTATTTCGCAAAGAAATTTACTATGATTGAAAAAGCGAAAGACGTGAACACCAGATTGCAGATGAAACCGAAAGGAATTTTTGTAAATAAGGATAACGTAAATAGCGCGAAACACGCGATTAACGAAGCGGAGGACGGGAAGCCTTTTGTTTTGGTAGACGATACAGACGGTTTTTCTGCAGATACAAAGGGAGTGTTAGATTTTTCTGTTCCGTGTATTCTTGAACAGCTGGAAAAAGAAAAGAACTGCATCTGGAGCGAATACCTTACACGGTTAGGGTACAATAACTTGAACATTTACAAAAAAGAACGTCTGGTAGAATCCGAAGCGGAAGCGAACGAAGAACATATTCTTGCGCTGCGTGACGGTGGGCTGTTTATGCGCAGAGAAGCACTTAAGAAAATTAAAAGACTTTTCCCAGATTTATCTGGAATTAGTGTAGAGTTTAATCCTAATTGCAACCGTTTAAGTCTGGGAACGCAGGAAATTGCAGGAATAGGCAGCATGGATTCAAAAGGCGGCGGTACTGAAATCGTTATGAATAACGCGGAGGGAAACATAAAAAAATGAGTAATCACACAACTACCTTGCGAAATATCATTTATCACTATTCACAGGACAACAACCCGCTGCATCCACAGGAAGAAAAAAGATATCCTTTTATCCGACTGGAAGATGAAATGGGCGTTATGGAAAGAATCGAAAAAGCGCGATCTAAAATGCTGTATAACACAAACAATTTTTTCAATGAAGAATTCAGAAACGCGTTTTTCCAGCAGTTCTGCATCGACAATATGATGCGGGAAATCGAATACGAAACACCGGAATATTTTATTCTTAAATTCAATCAGAATGTTTCGCGCTGGCTGCCCGTGTATAATAAACTTTATGAATCGTGTTTGTTGGAACTGGACAAACTAAAGAGCTACAGCCGGGAAAGTTCACGGTCAGGGGACAGAGAAACAACCGCAAGCGGAAAAAGCACGAGCGAAAGCAACAACAAAAATATTTTTGACGATACGCCGGAAAACCGCTTGACAAACGCGGATTATGCTACTACAATTACAGTAGATCAGGGAAGCGGGAACGGAACAACATCTTCAAACGGAAAAGAGGTGTACTCAGAAAATTATCAGGAAAGCGGGTACAATGTGCCACAAGCAGAGCTGATTTTAAAATACCGGGAAACGCTTATGGACGTGGTTGGGCAATTCTCGGACACGGTTTCTCGTTCTCTTTTCTTAAAAATCTATTAAGGAGGTAAAAAAGAGGTGGATAAAAAGTTACCGGAAAAGCTATGTTTTAATAACGCCTATTTATCACTGCCATCTGAATGGGATGCGTCTATTAGTCAGTTGGAAATGATGCAGAAGATTGCATACAATATCAATCAGATTATTCAATTTCTTACTGACTTAGAGACAAATTATCAAAATTATACAGACACAAAAGTGGCGGAATTAAAAGCAGAGCTTTTGAAAACTCTTGATAAGACTGTGGCAGACTTGCGCGTCTACATTGACACTCAGGACGCATACTACTGGGCAGAGCATACAAAAGACGTTAAGCGGCTTGAAACTTTGATCTCAGAATTGCGGGCGTATGCTGACAGTATCAAACTTACACATGAAAAAGACGTTGCGCAGCTGAACGGCAAGATTGACGAGACAAAAGCATATCTGGAGCAGTACACAGACTTTGCGGTTGAACGTTTGAAAGAGTGGGTTGAAGAGCAGCTGGAAAAGCTGCGTCTTGAGATTGACGAAGTAAACGAAGATGGTTTTCGTATTTTTGACCCGACAACCGGATACCGGGACAGAGTGGGAAACACTGTAAATAATGTATACGATGTTCTGAGAGTGTGCGCTATCACTTGTGGACAGTTCGATGCGTGGTTTCCGGCTTTTGACAAGGACTGTGAAGATTTTAAAGCGTTGTATATCCGCGCGGGTGCGTTCGATGCGGAAAGTTATTGCAAAATGTACGGCGTTTTTGATGCAAGCGTTAACAGTCCCGGAAGTGGAGATCTGATTTCCCATGCCAGAGCACTTGACGAAGTTATGCAGGTGGACGCAGAATTGCACCTTACCGCGCAGGAATTTGACACTGTTATGGCAGAAACTTGTCAGGCAATCAAAGCAAAAAATAAGGATGCGTTGTGGTGGGATACCGAAAACGCGACTTATTATGATACCTATAACGTTGGTAATGGACTTGGAGTGCGGACAATTGGAAGAAGTGCACACGGGTTTATTAAAAAATGCGTAACGAGTATAACACCACCAGAAAAGCCAACAACTGAAACATACCCATATACGTGGACGGCAGTAGTTGGCTTCAACGTAGAAATCACTAATGATAATGAGTGGCACGCGTGGCTGTGCATAGAGACAAACAGCGGCAATGGTATTTATTATTATCAAGCGGAAAATAAATATAAAGACGGATTGCCAACAGTTATTCAGTTCCGTTTTAATGTTTACGGTTTAGCCGCACCCGGAGAGACATCCTCTCTTGATAATTTTGCTTTTGCATCAATTAGAGGGGTTTTATGTTGCGAAAACGCTTTACTAAAGGAGTTACCAGTTAAAAAGGGGGTGCAATAAATGTTTACACGTCACACAAGGTTTTTTAATTTCGGAATGTATCAAAAAAAAGATGCTGTTGACCTCATGGGGGATTGGAACGAAAACAACAAAAAGATTGATGCAGCCTTACAATCGCTGAAAGGTAAAACATCCGGCGTAAAAAACGAAATGAAAACAGTCCAGACAGAGATCACAAACATGACCGAAGAAAATGAAACATTAAAAAACACAATTACATTATCGCAGGGTAAATTGCTAGCTGTGATGCCCGCACTGAATGTTTTAACACAGGTTGCCAGCGGTGCAGAAGAAAAAGCTGCGGAAGCAGTTGAGAACATCGTCAATTCCCAAAGCATGGTGACCGCAGCTGAAGAAGCTGTTGAAATTGCGAACGATGCAAACAGCGCGAACGCTGGAAAGATCACAAATTTACAGGAAAGGATTGCAGCTTTAGAGACTGCATAAAAGGAGGTAAAAAAATGAGTAGCACAAACAAAACAGCCAATTTTAAATTATCCCAGTTTATCGGGACAGACAAGCCAACCTTTCTGGGAGACTATAACAACGACATGGAGATAATTGACGGTGCTTTATTTACTGCTAGTCAGACAGCTGAGGAAGCAGTTAATGATGTGGAAACTGTAAAGAGCGCTCAGGCAGATCTGAAAGCCGTTCACGAGGATGTCAAAAAACAGGTGGCGCAGCTGAAAGAAACCGCGGACGGCATGACCGGAGACGTGACAGCAGCACAGGAAGCTGCGAACAGAGCAGAGCAGAAAGCAGCCGCCGCACAGACGGCGGCAACCGATGTTGTAAACGCTGCGAATGCGGCTAGTGCGAACGCGACAAAAGCAAAGCAGACAGCGGATGGGAACAAAACGACGATCGCAGAGCTTGATCGTAGGGTGACGGCACTGGAAAGTGCGCCAAAACCATCTACGGAGGTTGTGTTTAAAGTTATAGCGGTCGGAGCATCTAGACCAAACACCGGAACAGCCACATTTTTTTATAAAAATCTTGATAACATGACTTTGATAAAAATGGTTGTGTCAAACGTTTTCGGAACTGTCAATGTGCAAGGTTTAACAAGTAGCGCTACAATTCAACAGGGTTCTGTGCCAGTAACTTATACGGAGAGTGACTTCAAAGGTGAGCGTATTGGTATTGGTCGTCCTAATACTAGTGAGGGATGGAGTACGGCTGAGGTGGCTCTTACTTATCGTATAAACGCATGATAAGTGGCAACAGGTGGATAACGCTTGCCGAAGCGTTGGAAAATGCCCGCGAGGTTTACGACTACCTTGCGGGCAGCACCGTACAAGGCAGATGGACATCTTATGCAGTCTGCGCAATGTTGGGAAATATGTGGGCGGAATCACATGTCAACCCGGGAATATGGCAAAATCTAGATGCCGGGAATACCGACTTAGGTTTTGGGCTTGTACAGTGGACACCCGCAACAAAGCTTTTTAGCTGGATGGATGCAAACGGATACCCACACGACAGCGGGACAGGACAGTTAGAGCGTATAAAGTGGGAGGTTGCAAACAAAAAACAATGGGCTGCGACTTCGAAATATCCTTACAGCTTTTACGAGTTTACGCAATGGCAGACGGGCGAAAGCGTGGAAGCAATGATAAAAATGTTAGCCGACATGTTTTTGCGGAACTATGAGCGCCCTAAAAATCTAAACCAGCCAAACCGGGGAGAAATGGGATGGTATTTTTGGCAAAAACTATATAACGGGGAAGATATCGACCCTAAACCAGACCCGCCACCCGACCCTCCAGAACCACCAGACCCAGACCCGCCGATCGTACCGGAAGCGCCGAGATATTTATTCAAAGTGCAGGACATGTTTTTGCCTTCAAACGGGGACAGATTGATAAATTCAATTTTCTTTAACAAAACACCAAAGCAGCTTGACGGGGTTTTCTTGCGTGTTAATGGTAGTACGTATATAAAATTATCAGAAAGCGTGTATAAATTATTACAAGGAGGTACAAAATTATGACAGTTATTCCCTATTTATCTATCACAGTTATTTGTTACGGTTTGGTAGAGGTTGCCAAACGTACACAGCTTGTAAAAGACAACTGGCTGCCTGTTTTGTCTGTTTTAATTGGCTGCGTTTGCGGAGTTGTTGCGATTGTGACCGGAATTGATATTGGAGCTACTAACGTGCTGGATGCTGTTGCAATTTCCATTGCCAGTGGGTTGTCCGCAGTTGGTATCAATCAGATTCCAAAACAGCTTACAAAAGAGGACTAACCATGATTGAGTCTATTATAACGGCTAGTTGTAGTTTGGCATCTGCGTTGCTTGTCGCAATTATGAATAATTCGTTAATAAAATATCGTTTAGATGCTTTAGAGAAACGAATGGACAGGCATTCAGGCATGGATGACAGACTGATCGTAATTGAAACAAAAGTCAACGATATTACGAACAGGGTAAAAGAACTAGAAAGGAGATCAGAGCATGAGTAAAATCATAGACGTGTCAAAATGGAATTATCCGATAGACTGGGACGCTGTTGTCAAGTCGGGTATTACTGGTGTTATTGTTCGCGCGGGAAGTGGTGTGACAGAAGATGAACGGATGAAATATTTTGCGAATGAAGTCATAAAGCGCAGTCTTGATCTCGGGTTTTACTGGTTTGTGTATATTCATTCCGGCAGGACAATCGCTGCGAATTGCATCAAGTTTGAACAGACAATCAGACCGTACAAAGATAAAATAAATCTGGGGGTTTGGTGTGACTTTGAATATGATACAGAAGAAAAGCTATCCAGATATGATACGAACACATTGACGCGCATTTCCAGAAGTACATTGATTGCAAACTTCTGTCAGACGATGAACTTTTACGGGTATAAATGTGGGTACTATGCTAACCGGGATTATCTAATAAACCACTTGCTACACGGCAAACTAAAAGATTTTCCTTTGTGGTATGCAAGATATACTACAAAAGAGGACGAGTATAGTAAAAATGCTACGTTGTGGCAGTATACTAACAGCGGTAAAATCGGAGGTAAAAAATTTGACATGTCAAAAAAGATAAAATCGGAAAAATTCTATCCGGGTATTAATCTGGTAGCTGCGTTAAACACGGTCGGAATTGATAGCAGTTTTGCGCACCGGAAAGAAATTGCAAGGGCGAATGGGATTACAGAGTATACCGGGACGGCAGAGCAGAATACGGAATTGGTGGTGCTGCTTGCGAAAGGGATGCTGAGGAAAGAGTAAGGTATAAAATTAAAGAACCCGTTCTAAACGGGTTCTTTTTCATTTACTAGGTTTTCAAGTTCAGTTAATATTCTTTCACTTTCTATATCTAATCTTTCAAGCTCATTATCAATATGAACTTTATTGCTTTTATACATCTCAGAATCAAGCTGTTTTATCACTAACATATATTTCATTGTACCGCAGATTCTGGCATATTCAGCTGCCAGCTGCTCATATTTCGCGTCAATAATCTGTTCCTGTTCAATACGCTGTGCTATACTTTCGGACATTTTTTCTTTCCCTCCTTTTACAATAAAAATGCCATTGCCGCTTCTTTCTCTGTTGCCCCCTGCTGCATACAATTGTTATATCTAATAAGCTGCCGTTCCGCTTTAATCTCTCTAATTCTCTTTAATGTCACCCAGTCTACTAAAGCACCTACGCAATAGGCTTTTTCCATAAGTTCTTCAACCTCACTTATTCGAGCTTCTATTTCATCCCATTGCTTTTCTATGTATGAGTGTTCTGTGTCCTCTCTCATATCAATCTCAATGCACTTTAAACGGTCATACATAGAATACAAATTAAAATATTCGCTCTCGTTCACTCTGTACTTTTTAGTCATTTTCTTGTCCTCCTTTTCCTTTCTGTAATTATATAATAGCACACACGCATAGAAATGTCAAGCGTATTTTTAAAATATTTTTATTCGTGTTCACTCTTTTTAGTCAACCGTGCAAACTGAATGGGGGAATGTTCTAAATATCGTTTTATTTTATGTCGAC